TTCAAGCCTATAAGAACCGAACCGGACGCCCGCAAAGAATGGTATATGAATTGGTTCTTTGAGGATAGCGAGGAATTAGAAAACGCTATCGGAGAATATATGTTGCGCGCACAGTAAGTAAATAGTTCGTGCGCGGGACACAAAATTTTGTATTGTAGGTTAGATAAATCTACTTATAAAACGGAGAGGCGAAGAAAGAGGTAATTGGCTTTTCTAAGGGTTCTGTCCGCCCGCACCTCTCCGTAAAAATACATTACGGACAGAAGGACAAATATTATGGCTAATTTGAGACAAGCACCGAAACTTTATCATACAGGAAAAAAACATCAGGGTAATTTCTATCAGTTGCCGCAGGACTTGATGGACATAGTTTTCAATAAGCTCGACGGCAAGTGCGGGAACCAAATAAAACTAATGTGCGTGTTGTTAGGAACACAAGGAAACGGCACATTTGGAGTTAGTGAAAAGTGGATTTGTGAAAGAACCGGTATGGTTCAGCAAACCTATAATAAAGCGCGCAAAGCGCTGATTGACAGAGGGTGGCTCAAACAAGAAGATGGAAAATTGTTTGTGCTCATTTCTTTTATCTATGCGGAAGGCACAACATCAGATTGTGTCGAAAATGTTGAAAATAAAGACACAATATCAGAATATGAAGGCACAACATCAGAATATTCGGCACAATCTGAAATTGTGTCTGAGGCACAATATGACGTTGTGTATAATATAAAAGGAATAGAAAAAGATAACAAAAAAATAATAAATAGTTCTTTTTCAGCTAACGCTGAAAAAGAATTCGTTTCGGGAGAAAGTAAAATGGAAAAGGAAAATGTAGCCCCTGTTCAGACGGAAGGTGTAAAAAAGTGTAAAAAAGTTGGAGTGAGTGGGATGAATGATAATGTAAAGGAAAAGGATGTTTTTGAGGAATTTGATATTCCTGAGTTTGGAGGGAAAAGTGATTGGGAGTATTTCAAGAGTGTTTCAAGCCCTGTAAGTATGGGCGATGCGTTAGGCTTCTAAGAGAGCCGCCGCGCCGCGCCGTTAAGTAAGTCATTACATAAAGCCTTACTTATCGCTTTACTTACACGTGCGGCAACCGCCGCGAATTTTGAATTTTTGCTTGCCTTTTTTGTAGAGTAGGTTAGATTTCTCCACTTATTGGTGAAGGGTGAAAGCCCAAACTAATAATTACGGAGGATGAATGTATTGAACATTGGAAAGGCTGGCGAACAAGCGTTCGCGCACAAATTACGCGGCTCAAAATATCAGGTGGAGGACTTGACAGGCAATCCCGCCTATTTCAGCAAAGACATAGATTTCCTTGTCATAAATCCCGAAACAGGCAACCGCCGCGCGTATGAAGTAAAGAGCGACAGCCGCATAAGTCAGACAGGCAACCTATTCATTGAAACGTGGAACCGAAATTCCCCTAAACAAAAGGGCTGGTATAAGTTCTGCGAGGCTGACTATATAGCTTATTTTGACTTTCAACAAAAGTTTTTCCATTGCTTTTCTTTTGCCGACTTGCGCGCGGTTGTAGATGCGAAAGAATGGCCGCGCAAAACGTGCGGGAACGATAGCCTTGGTTATCTTGTCCCGCTTGAAGAAATAAAAAAACAACCGTCTTATATGACGATGTGAAATAAACGGAGGTAGAACACAAATGTTTAGTGAGCAATTTTGGAATACGATAGGAATTTGTATAATTATCTATGCTACTGAAAATTTGATACTTTATGCAATCGACTTTGTAGGCGGCATAAAGGAAATTATAAAAAACCGAAAAGCCGCAAAGGGGGTAAAAACAAATGGCACTAAGCCCGAAACAACAAAAGGCGCTTGAACTCCTGACTTGCGGGCAGGGGCTAACCTACGGGGAGATAGCACGCCAAGTTGGTTGTGATGTCTCCACTTTGCGCGACTGGCGCAACGGCGAGGGGTTCCAAGAGTTCAAAAGTGAGCTGAAAAGATTGAATGACATTAGATGGCAAGCTGCGGAGGACGCCGCGCGCCAAGGTGCTATCAATCTATGTAAGGACGGCAATCAAAAAATGATTGAGTTCGTTTTGAAAAATGTCGGCTATAACCCGACGCAAAAGGTGGAGGCCGACGTGAGTTCCACTATCACGATAAACATAGGAGACGAAGGAGAAAATGCCACAGATTGAACTCAATATTTCCAAGACTCAATTTGTGCCTAAGTTCTTTCCGCTTCTAACGGACTATTCCCACCGCTGGGAATGTTATATGGGAAGCGCCGGTTCTGCAAAATCCTATTTCATTACTCAAAAGCTCATAATAAGAGCTTGCCGCGAAAAAATAAAAATTTTGGTGTGCCGCCGCTATGGCACGACAATTAGAAACACTTGCTTTTCACTGTTCAAAGACATTCTCGCAAAGTGGAAACTAACACCTTATGTAAAAATACGTGAAACGGATTTCAACATCAAATTCCCCAATGAAAGCGAAATAATATTTATGGGACTTGATGAGGAAACAAAACTTCTTTCACTGAACAACATAGGCGCTATTTTCATAGAAGAGGCATTTGAAGTTCCCAAGAACATAGTCGAACAGTTGAATTTGCGTTTGAGAGGTTCCACGCCTAATCAGCAGATATTGATGGCGTGGAATCCTATTTCCCAAAATCATTGGCTTTATGATTTCTGTGAGATAAACCCGCCCGCGTCTTTTATCTATACTCATTCAACGTATAAAGACAATCCGTTTTTGAATGACTCTTACATAAAGGAGCTTGAGGAACTATATACCCGCAACCCCGCGAAAGCGCGCGTCTTTTGTGATGGTGTATGGGGCGTTGATAGCGAAGGACTTGTCATAAAGAACTGGCGCGAGGAACCTATTGACGCGCTTGAGCTTGCGGCTAGCGGCTTAGAACGCCGCGCCGGTATGGACTTGGGCTTCGTTGATAAGACAGCAATAATTGATTCTTTCTATGACAGGCAAAATCACATTATCTACATAACGAACGAGTTCTACAAAAGCGGCTGTCAGTTGAGCGAGATAGCCGCCGCACTGAAACAAATGGAGCTGACGAAAACAAAGCTCTTTGTTGATAGTAGCGAGCCACGCTCAATTCAGTTTTTCAGAAACGAGGGCATAAACGCAGTTGCTTGCGCCAAGGGTAAAGACAGTGTAAAGGCCGGACTAATGTTCTTACAAGACAACTTACTAATTGTTTCACCGTCGTGTAAGAACTTTATAAACGAGCTGAAAAACTTCTCATACATAAAATCAAAACAAACCGGCGAATGGACAGATGACACGCTGCACCAATACTCACATGCTATCGACGCTTGCCGCTACGGATATAGCGATATATACACAAACAAGAAACTCAAATCGTTTAGCAAAACGAATTTGGGTTTGTGATTCAAGGGGTGAAATAATGTTTAGTATCAATCCGACAACGGAACTTACACCAGACTTACTATTCAAAATGATGGAGCGCTTTTCCGTCGAAGTGCGGCCAAGGCTTCAAAATTGGAAAAACTACTTTGAGGGGCAACAGGCCATTTGTAATAAGTCATATAATGATGCGTCCAAGCCCTGTAATAAAGTCATAACTAACTACTGCGCCGACATAGTTTCGAGCTATAACGGCTACATAGCGAGTCCGGGGTATATCAGCTATACAAGCAACAACGATATTTCAGAAATAATGGATTGCTTGCGCTATAACGATTATCAGGACGAGGACAGCGACTTTCTCAACGACGCGCTTATTTACGGCGTCGCTAATGAGCTTATGTATAACGACAGTGAAGGCCAAGTCCGTTTCCGCCTTATAAACCCTTTACAGAGTTTCGGCGTGTTTGACGACGCGCTTACAAACGATTTGCTTTATTTTGTGCGCTGGTATAAGGCGAACGAATGGGACAACAGCGACTTGTATAAAGTTGATGTTTATTCCAACGATGATATAAAGCACTACGAAATGAACGGCGTGTGCGGCGCTCTTCGCTTTGTTGATAGTGAGCCGCACTATTTCAACCAATGCCCCGCCAATATATTTATGCTGTCAAATGACGAGAAAAACATTTTCGATTGTATCATTTCCTTACAGGACGCATACAACGAGCTGTTGAGCGGGGAAATAGATGATTATATGGCTTTCTGCGACGCATATTTAGCCCTTGAGGGCGTTGATGCTGAAGTCGAGGATATCGCCGCAATGAAAGAAAACAGAGTTCTCATATTGCCCACAGACGCCCGCGCGGAGTGGCTTACAAAGAATTCGACTGACACACAAGTCGAAAATATTCTGAAAAGAACGCACGACAGCATATACCGCATTGCTAAGTGTCCCGATTTTTCAAGCGAAACATTTGTGGGCGGCGTTTCGTCCGGTGTGGCCATTAGATACAGGCTTACCGGCTGCGAGACAAAGGCGTCCGCAATAGAGAGCAATATGAAAAAGGCACTTCAGCGCCGCGTTGAGCTTATTGCGGGCGTTGCCTCTCTGACGCTTGGTGAGGACGTTTTCCGCGATATTCAAATCACATTTACCCGCAATATTCCGAGCGATAATACCGACGTTGTAAATCTGGTTCAGGCTTTACAGGGCGTCGTATCTAACAAGACATTGCTTTCGATGATACCGCAAGTCAATGACGTTGATGCGGAAATAGAGGCGCTTGAACAGGAGCGAAACGAAAAAATAAAAATTTACGATTTTGAGCCTGCTAACAATGTAGATGAATAAGGCTGCCTCTACTTATTATTGGTGAAAGAGAGATGATAACGACAAAATATTGGCAGGAGCGTATGCGGGATGCGCAAGACGAACAGGCCACTAAAACAATAGAGGAAACTCAAAAGCAAATACAGGCGTATTACTCAAAGGCGATGCGCCGCATAATAGCCGAATTTGAAGCTACATATGACAAGCTGCTAAACACAGCCAAGGACGGTAAACCGCCCACGGTTGCGGACTTATATAAGCTAGATAAGTATTGGCAGCTTCAAGGGCAATTACGAGCCGAGCTTCAAAAGATGGGCGATAAAGAAACGGTTCTACTTGCTGAACAGTTTGAAAAGACATTTCAGAGTGTTTATAATTCATTGGCTTTACCGTCGCAAAAACAGTTCTCTCAAATGAGCAAAGAGAACGTAAAACAGATGATTAGTCAAATCTGGTGCGCGGACGGTAAGAGCTGGAGCCAACGCGTTTGGAACGATACTGAACGGCTTCAGCAATCACTCAATGACAGATTGATTGACTGTGTTATTACCGGCAAAAAGACAACACAGTTGAACAAGTTCCTCCAAGAGGAATTTAACGTTAGTTATAACAGGGCTGACACCATCATCAGGACTGAGATAGCACATATACAAACACAAGCGGCGCGGCAGCGCTATAAGGATTACGGAATTAGGGAAGTTGAAATTTACGCCGATACCGACAATAGAACCTGTCCAATATGTAGCCAGTTGGACGGGAAACGGTATGGGGTTGATGATGCTTTACCGATTCCGGCTCATCCTCGCTGCCGGTGCTGTGTTGTGCCGGTTGTGGAGCAACCAAACGCCGCTATTGAGAACGAACAGGCTTTCACTAAAAAAGATGGGTTGCCTTCTAGTAGTTCAAGTGATAGAATAGCTCCTGAGTGGGCGAATGGGCGCTTTATGGACAAAAAAGCCGAAAATAATCATAAAAAGCACCTGAAAGAGTATAATAATATCTCATTTGATGAGTATGTTAGAGGCGCGAGGGTTCTTCTATCAAAACCTATTGGTGGGAATATTGATGGTTTTGAGAATAATGCTGACGCGATTTACAGATATGATATTGTAAATAATGATTTTGTTATAGGAAAAGAAGGAGTTATTATTACCCGATTCAAACCCATAAATGGAAAAGCCTATTGGGAGGTTATAAAAGCAAGTGAACTCGGACAAAAATAAATTCTTTTCGCCAGAAATATGTCCTTGCTGTGGGAAAAGCATAGTTGATTTTTATGGCGTATGCGAAATATGCGGCTGGGAGAATGACACATATCAAAGTGCTCACCCTGATTATAGTGGTGGGGCGAACCGTATGAGCCTAAACGAAGCAAAGGTAGCATATTCGCAAGGAAAGAAAGTGCACTAAAACCTAATAAATCGGCCATAGTAAGACGAAAAAGTCTTGCTATGGCTTTTTTATATTCAAATTGCCGTTTTGGGGGTTTAGGCAATAAACAAATAACCGCAAATAAAAATTGGGGTGTGCTTCGCGCACAAATCAATAAAGGAGAGATTTTATTATGGCTGAAAATACAGATATCGATATCACTAATGAAAATCCCGATGAGGAGCAAGAAAATAATCCTGCCGCAAAAACCTATACGGCGGAAGAGGTTCAAAAGCTCTTACAGGCGGAAGCAGATCGTAGAGTGAATCAGGCTCTCGCCAAACAAAAGAAGGACTATGAAAAGAAACTTTCTTTGTCGTCTCTTGATGAGCAACAGAGAAAGGAGAAAGAAGCGCAAATGCGAATTGAGGAATTACAAGAACAGCTTGCGAGTTTCCAAATTGAGAAAAACCGCAGTGAGCTGAAAAGTGTTCTTTCAAGCCGAGGGTTGAGCGCTGAATTTGCTGACATTATCAATGTCGGCGAGGATATAGAACAGGCACAGGCGAATATTGACGCGCTGGATAGACTGTTCAAAGCCTCTGTAAAAGCGGAGGTTGAAAAACGTCTCGCGGGAAGGACGCCTAAAGGAAACGACAGCAATCCCGCAGAGATAACAAAGGAAACAGCCAAGAAAATGTCTATGGCTGAATTGAGTAGGCTGGAAAAAGACAATCCGGCACTATTCAAGAAATTTTTTGGTTGATTAGGAGGATTATAAATTATGGCCAATACTGTATATAGCAATAAAGTAATTGAAGCAAAAGCAAAGGATATTCTTACCACCGCTATCAATGCGCGTTCTATGATGACTGTTGATGACAGTCTAACTCAAAACGCTGGTATGATAAAGACTATCAATACTTACACTTATTCCGGCACCGCTGAGGAAGTCGCCGCTGGTGCTGGTAATACTACCCGTGGTTCTATTTCTTACGTCGGAAAAGACTATACTGTAAAGATGGTTCAGCAACCTTTTGACTATTTAGATGAGGACTTTATGAAGGAGCCTGCAATCGTTGATTATGGTATCAAGGGCGCAACTTCTGTTATGTCCAACAAAATGACTGCCGATTTCTACGCCGCTCTTGCTACTAAGAACTCTGCCGGTAATGCGGAGCTTGTTAGCGGTATTACTTTTGCGAAGGGTTCTTCTCTCTCTTATGATGTTATCGTTGATGCCATTAGCGAATTGAACATTGAGGACGAGAGCAAGATTTTCGTCGTTATCCCGAACAAGTGGAAGGCCGCACTTCGCAAGGACGCGGACTATGTTTCCGCACATCAAGGAGACGTTGTGTATAACGGCCAAATAGGTGTTATCTGCGGTATTCCTGTTGTTGCTACTAAGGCGCTTACTGATAAGGCTTATGTAATGACTAAGGAAGCTGTCACTCTCTTCCTCAAAAAGGACATTGAAGTTGAACAGGACAGAGACGCCGATACCCGCAAGAACAGCATTTATCTCCGCGACTGCTACGTTTGCGCTCTTACTGACGCGACTAAGGCTTGTAAGATTACCGAGGCGGCTTCTGCCTGATTTCCGCTTGGCTGGTGGGGAGAAATCCCCACCACCACGAAAAAAGGAGGGCTTATAAATGATTGATGAAATCAAAGTAATGCTGGGCGACGCCGCAAGGAACTACACTGACGCGCAAATTGGGCTTGCGCTGAAGATGGCGATTGCCGAGGTAGAGGACTATTGCCGCAGAGATTTGGATAGCTCACTTGAGCTTATAGCCGAGAGAATAGCCGTTATAAAACTGAACCGCATAGGAACAGAAGGGCTTATTAGTTTAGGATTGGGCGGCGTGAGCGAAAGCTATATTGACGGATATCCCGCCGATATTTTGGCGACGATGAACGCAAAGAGACGTATAAAGGTGATGTGATATGCGGCAAATGATGCGCGATTACACCTATAAGAAATATAGTTCTGAAGATGCCTATGGACAGCCCGCACTAACTGACGGCGGTTCTGTAAAGATGGCTATCAGCGTTCTGAATGAGCAAATCACAGACAACGTTCTCTATAAAGACGCCCAATACATAGGAATAACGCAGGACGCCATTGACGATAAATGCGTTATTATCTACGGCAATGAAAAATTGAAAGTTCTCTATGTGATGCAGGGGCGGTTCAAGCAGGTATATATGGCGAGGTGTGCCTAATGGCTGGAATGGAGGTTCAGGGGGCTGAGGAACTGATAGCTCGCTTTACTAAAATAGGCCGTCTTTCAACCGTCAAGGCGGGAATGGGACAAGCCTGCGCCATTGTGGAGCGCGCCGCAAAAGAGAAAGCCCCTAAATCAAGTGGCGCATTACGCCGCAGCATAACAAGCGCGGTTGAGGGAACCGGAACCGATATCACCGGCGTTATTTCTACCCCGCTTGAATATGCCCCCTATGTGGAATATGGAACAGGCTTATTTGCTGAAGGCGGCAATGGCCGCAAAGGTGGTTGGACTTATGCCGATGATAAAGGCGATTTCCATTTCACAAACGGACAAAGGCCGCAGCCATATATGCGTCCGGCACTGAATGAGAACAGAAATGAAATTGTTTCCGCGCTTGGGGAGGGAATACTAAGTGATTGATTATCACGCAAAATTGCTTGCGTCCTTGAAGGAGATTGGTATTCCAGTCCATTATGAAATGACTTTATACAGCGGGCTTTCAACGCCCTGTATTTCATATATGGAATTATCTAATGTCTCCACACAGGCGGGCGATACTTTGGGTTATAGCCGCTTACAGTATCAAATCAAAGTGTGGGGGACGCAAATAAGCGACTTACAAAAATACGCGTTGCTCATAGATAAGAAACTGCGGCCGCTTGGTTTTTCCCGCGTCGGCTGTAATGAGATGTATGACAACAACAGTTCTATGATACAAAAAATAATGACTTACGAGGGGTTAGCCCTCGAAGATTTCTAAGATAGGAGGATAAAAAATGGCTGGTGTTCTTTCTAAAGGTATAAAACTTTCATATAAGAATGGTGCCGAATCTCAATTTGTTGAGCTGGCTGACTTACAGGAGATTCCGGATCTGGGCGGCGAAGCCGAGGCTATCGAAATTACTACTCTTGGCGATGCCGCGCATAGGTATATGGACGGAATTTTGAACTATGGCGATAGCCTCGCGTTCAAGTTCCTTTACGCAAAAACGCAGTTCAGCACTTTGCAGGCGCTCACGGGTGAAAGCACTTGGAAGGTAGAGCTTCCTGACGGCGAAAGCTGCTCTTTCACTGGCGGCAGCTCCATCAAGCTCGACGGTGTAGGCGTGAACGCCGCGCTTACATATACCTTGTCAATCAAGCCCACTTCTGAAATGACTTGGGCATAACCCATATATGGGGGTTGGGAAAGGGGTTTTACTCTCTTTCCCCTTCCCCAACTGATAAAATAAAAGGAGAGATTTATTTATGATATATGTTGATTTCAGCGCTGGCGGCAAAGATTATAAATTGAGGCTCAATACCCGCAACGTAATAATGCTTGAAAAGCAAATCGGTTGCAATCCTGTGGCCATTTTTGGCGATGGCGAGACAATACCAACTATCACTACAATGGTAGCAATATTGAACGCGTCATTACAGCAATACAACCACGGTATCACGCTGAACGATGCTTATGACATTTATGACGCGTGGCTTGCCGATGGGCATACCGCAACGGACTTTATAAAGGTAATAATTGAGCTTTATAAAGTTTCCGGTTTGATTGCCGACAATGGAGCGGGGGAAACCGAAAAAAACTGACAAGTGGGGGCGGAGCTGACAACAGTTCTGCCCCCGTTTTATTTAGCAAGCGAATTTATGAGATGCTTGATAATGCTATGGATTGGGGACTTTCTGAATATGAGTTCTGGAATATGACGATTGCCGAAATATTCCGCTACATAGAAAGCAAGAAACGAGTTCAGAAACAGCGCTCACAAGAAAAGGCAATTTTTGATTACAAGCTCGCTGAATTGGTGGGCGTGAGTGTTAGCCGCATTTATAGTAAATCTGTATCAATGCCGCCGATAGAAGAAGCATATCCCGCGTTTTTCGATAAAAAGGAAATCGAGGAACAGCGGCAAGAGAAACAAGATGAATTATCCGCATTACGGTTCAAACAATTTGCCGATGCTTTCAATAAAAAATTTCGGGAAAGGAGGGAGCAAGTTTGAATGAGGAACTAAAAGTAATAATCAGCGCGGAAACCGCACCTTTGAAAAAGGCAATGAATGAAGCTAAAAATTCGGTGAAATCTTTCAAAGAGCAAGTAAAAAACGCGAGTTCCAACGCAAAAGACAACATAAAGAAAATGGGCGACTCCATCATAAACACGGCTAAAAAGTTTGGCGCGGCGCTTGCCAAATCTATGAAATCATTCTTACAAGAGGCTAAAAAATCTATCAAGTGGGTTGTGGCGGGAATTACACTCCTTGAAAAATCTACCGAGGAATATAGAGCCGGACAAGCCAAATTATCAACGGCATTTGAACAAGCCGGTTTTAGTGCTGAAGCCGCAACAAATACATATCAAGGCTTGCAAAGAGTTTTAGGCGACAGTGCGCAAGCTGTCGAAGCAGCGAACCATTTGTCTTTGCTGTGTAATACTGAACAGGAATTAGCCCAATGGACGACTATTTGTGAAGGCGTATATGCGACATTCGGTGATAGCTTACCTATTGAGGGCTTGACAGAGGCCGCTAATGAAACCGCTAAAACGGGTAAGGTTGTGGGCGTTCTTGCTGATGCGTTGAATTGGGTTGGTATAAGTGAGGACGAGTTCAACGAACAACTTGCCGCGTGTAATTCTGAACTGGAGCGCCAACAACTTATAACGGAAACTCTGAACTCTCGATACAAGGATTCTGCTGTCGCCTATGAGGAAAACGCCGCAAAGCTGATAGCATACAATGAGGCCAATGAGCGGTTTAGAGCTGCTTTAGCTAAGGTAGCTGACGCGCTTCTACCGCTTACTACGGCGATAACAGATTTGTTAGCGGGGGCGTTAGAACGGGTAGCGCCTTACATAGAGCAATTTGCTAACGCCTTGGCTCCACTTATTATCGAAGTCCTCCACAATATAATTGATGCTATTGAAAATGTAGCGACATACATAATTGATAACTGGGGTGTGATATCCGGCATATTGACGGCTGTGGCTATTGCCATAGGAATTATTGTTGTGGCTGTCGCCGCTTATAATATCGCACACGCTGGATTGATAGCACAGATACCCGCCCTTATTGCTGGGCTGGTTGCCTCGACAACAGCGTGGCTTGCTAACGCGGCTGCTACAATGATAGCGTTAGCGCCTTACTTTCTTATCGTGGCTGCTATTGCGGCAGTCATTGCGATTATTGTGGTATGTGTCAAGCATTGGGACGAAATCAAAGAAGCCTGTAAAAACGCTTGGGACGCTATTGTAAATGCTGTTTCAAGCGCCGTTGAGAGCGTCAAGGCGTGGTTTGGCAAGATGAAAGACGCTATTAGCGAAAAGGTAAATGATATCAAATCCAAGGTTAGCGAGAAATTCAGCCAAATCAAAGAAACTATGAATAACGCTGTGAGCGCCGCGAAAGAGTATGCGAAAGGAAAACTGAGTGAAATGAAAAGCGCCTATGACGAAGCTGGCGGCGGTATCAAAGGCGCTGTTGCCGCTATAAGCACTGGCGTGAAATCGGTTTTCTCTGATATGTTCAACGTCATAGACGGCTTGACAGGTGGAAAACTTAGCGCCATTAGAGACAAGTTCGGCGAGATTCTGGGCGCGGCTAGGGATAAAGTCAAAGAGATAATTGATAAAATCAAGAGCTTTTTCAATTTCAACTGGAGCTTGCCTAAACTCAAAATGCCCCATATCTCGATAACCGGCAAGTTTAGCCTAACTCCGCCGAGTGTGCCTAAATTCTCGATTTCGTGGAACGCAAAGGGCGGTATTTTCGATAAGCCCACAATTTTCGGCTACGGGAACGGATTACAGGGCATAGGCGAAGCAGGAGCTGAGGCTGTTGTCCCGCTTGAAAATAACACTGAATGGCTCGATAAGATAGCGGATAAGTTGTCCGCACGAATGGGAACCGGAAGCCGCATTGTTTTACAGGTTGATGGCAAGACTTTCGCGGAAACTACCATTGACAGCATAAACGCCCTTACCCGTCAGACGGGGAATTTGGGACTCAATTTGGCGTAAGGAGGGGTAAAATGAGCTACTTCAAGATAGGAGATACGGATTTCAGCGCCTATGTAAGCGGGCTGACAATCAGTTCAAGCGCGAACTATACCGCACAGACAAACGCGAATTGTGATACCGTGATAGATTACATCAATACTAAGCGCGTTATTGAGGTTGAAATTATCCCTCTCAATTCTACCGTTATGGCGTCTTTACTTGGTGCTATAAAGGCGTTTAGTGTGAGCGTTAGTTTTCGCAATCCGGAAACGAACCAGATGGAAACCGGCGTCAGTTGTATCATCCCGTCAAGTGATGTCGAATATTACACGATTCAGGCGTCAAACGTATCCTACAAGGCGATGAAACTAAAATTCACAGAACTATAAACAGGAGGGATAAAATGTGCTGAATATGACAGACGTTTTTTCTTCAGCGATTTATTCTTCTGTCCGCAAGATAAAAGCCAAGGCAGAGTTTTATGAGAACTCTGCCTTGAGTGCTATTTATACCGGAACAGATAAGATAATCAGCTTTGACATTCAGCGTGTAGGCGAGGACGGTAAATTTTTCGGGTTCGGTATTTGTCAAAGGCTGAATATACACTTGATTGATATGGAGCGCGCACTGACTGTATCAACCGCTAACTCAATCGTTATGGGTATAGGCGTCCAAGAAAATGACGGAACCATCGAATACGCAGGCTATCCTACGTTTTACGTCAGTGAAACACACAGAGATGAAAACACTAATGAACTTTCTATAACGGCTTACGACGCATTGTATAGCGCCACAGAACACACAGTTAGCGAATTGACGCTTACTAAGCCTTACACAATAAAGCAATTTTGCGAGGCTTGCGGGGACGTCTTGGGCGTTTCAGTGAGCGGCGCGGACGGCTTTACATTGGAGTATGCGGACGGCGCAAATTTTGAGGGAACTGAAACCTTGCGCGATGCGCTTGACGATGTAGCCGAGGCCACACAAACCATTTATTTTATAAACTCTGACAATGAGCTATGCTTCAAGATGCTCGACAAGAGCGGCGCTGCGGTTGAAACTCTCACAAAAGCTAAATACATCACACTCAAGAGCGGCGAAGGGCGCAGACTTCAGACAATTTGTAGCGCGAATGAATTGGGCGATAATGTTAGCGAAAGCACTACACAAATAGGCTCAACTCAATATGTGCGGGATAATGCGTTCTGGGAATTGCGGGACGACATTGGAACCCTTGTTCATAACGCTATTACCGCGATAGGCGACATTACGATTGATATTTTTGATTGTTCTTGGCGAGGAAATCCTGCGCTTGAAATTGGCGACAAAATCGACATTGAGACAAGGGATAACGGGACGCTCACTTCTTTCGTGCTGAATGACACTCTCAAATATGATGGCGCGCTCACCGAACAAACACTTTGGAAATACGACGAGAACAGCGCGGAAACTGAAAGCAATCCCACAAGCATTGGCGACGTGATAAAGCAAACCTATGCCCGCGTTGATAAGCAAAATAAAGAAATTACGTTGCTTGCGTCCTCTGTGGAGGGCTACAACGAAAAGATAGCACAGCTGCAACTCACGCAAAATTCAATTTCCGCTACTGTATCAAGCGTTGTTCAGAACCAAACGGATTTGACGAACAACCTTGCCAATTTGCAGGACAACATAAACCAACAGAATCAAAGCAACGCCGAGCAATTTGAAACGCTTACTAAAAAAGTTGATGCCACAATGACGAGCGATGAAATCAATCTCGCCATTTCAACCGAAATAGCAAAAGGCACTGACAAGGTTATTACTTCAACAGGGTTCAAATTCGATGATGAAGGCTTGACTATCAGTAAGTCAGATAGCGAAATGAGCACTAACATTGACGAGGACGGAATGAGCATTTTCCGCAATAATGAAGAAGTTCTAACCGCTGACAATACCGGAGTAAATGCTACTAACCTCCACGCGACAACTTACTTGATAATCGGCAATAACAGCCGCTTTGAGGACTACGGCAGCGACAGAACCGGTTGCTTCTGGATAGGCAACTAAGGAGGGAGGAAAATGGCTGAATGGAAAACAACAGGCTCATATAACCAATATCATAATTACTATGTTTGGCTAAAATACACGACTTCGTATAACGAAGCTACAAACCAAACCACCGTTTCGATTTCTGGTTGGGATATGGCGTGGGACTATATGGTGAACCAATATTACCTAACCGATGGTGTATTTACTATTAGCGCTACTGATAACCCGACAAGTTCCGATACGTATGGTGTTTGGTATGGGCAAACAAGAAACCCCGGCCAAAGTGCTACATCAGGCGGCGAACCTAAAACAATAGTTGTTCAGCACGGGCGCGGCATAGATAAGAAAATCACTATTTCTTGGAGCGGCTACGGACAAGTTGGAGGAAAATATAAAGCTACTTGGACGGACAGCACCACAGTTCAAACCGGCACAGCAAGCACACCAAGCGAGGTAAATTGTGCTGCGGCCTACATCGGCGGCAACACAACCATTACTATCAATAGGCTCAGTCCGCTTTTCACGCATACGCTTACATATACCTTCGGCGCGCTGTCCGGAACGATAGCCACAAAGACAAGTGAAACAAGTTTGACTTGGGCAATACCTACGACATTCTATGCGCAAATCCCGAACGCAAAGAGTGGGCAGGGCGTCATAACTTGCACCACATATAACGACACTCTCACAATCGGCACGACAACTTGTAATTTCACTGTCAATTGTGATGAGGCGCAAT